TTAGACCATTTATCAGTAGTGTTACTATAATATGATTGCAATACAGTTAATTCCAAATCATCAAAAGAATCAACATTTGTTTTAACAAACGCGATTAGCTCATTTAGAGAGGGGGCAGTGTTATATAAGTTACTCATTGTGGTATTTATTGTTATATTATATAAATATAACAATATTAATCAATTTTTTATATATTTAAATAGTAATATTTTTACTGGATTGAATTGTAACAGAACCAATAATGTCAGTCATTATGACATTTTTAATTGGAGTATACACAATAGAAACATTTTTTTGAGATTTATAGTTAGAATATTGTTTGCATAGAATAGCCCCTTGTTTGATAATATACATCAATTGTTTTTTTTGGAATGAAATATCATTTGGTAAACACGCAATAACATGACAAGATGCATGTTCATCAATATGAAACCAAATATCGTCAGGATTAGCATTTTCTATAATATCAAAGTTGTCTTGTGCATTTTTACCAACATGAAATATAATAGTTATTCCAAGCGGTCCAATGTATTTGTCAATGACTTTCATTTTATTCTATTAATATAATATTATTATTAGATTTTTATATTAATCAATTTTGTATGTAAATATAGTTTGTTTTATTTGGAAGAAACTAAATTCACATTACCATTAGGATTGAACTCTATAACTTTAAAATTCAGGTTCATGTTTTTTAAATAAACAACCCTGTTTTGATAAATTTGGTATAGATACAATACATCCAGGGTCTTGTAAATTTGTATTTGATAGCCAAATTTTAATAATGCAAAAGTTTTTTTTGGGTGAAATAGTAATACCATTGACGTGCGTACAATGTTCACTTTTATCACAAATAGATTCCCCACATAAATAGTAAAACAAATGTTTCCATACATCAGGAACATTTTTATTCCCAACTTTATAAGAAAAACACCCTCCGTTTCTATTTTTGGGGTCTTCCCACATGGGTGTAATTCCTGCTCTCATAACAAATAGCATACAATTACGAACCACATAATCATTTATTTTATGATTTAGTTCAATAACGTTTTCAACAGAGTTGATATTGTCCATTAATACTGTGTAACTTGCTAAGTCCCAGCTTTTATTAGTTGGTAAATGGTAATACATATTCCATTTATCATTTAAAAGATGTAATTGGGTTGGAATACTCACTGCATCCATAGTGATTACGCCCGTATATAATAATGAGAAAAATCTTTATACCCTTTTATATGAATAGTCCAGATTATTCGTCAGTATTAATCGTTTTTACAACATAGTTGCTTTTATTAATAACTAAATATTGATTTGATTTCAATGTAACCATATTAATATCATTATCCATAATATTTATAATATAATCATCATTACAATTGATATCAATATTATTGTACTTGATATATCGGGTGACAAATCCTCGTGAAAATAATTCATTATTAACAAACATATGATTTTTATCAACATCCAGATTGATGGTTTCATCATTTACTTTTAGAGTAACAGATAATAAGCAAACACTGGATGGTATGTTAAACTCAGCAATTGACTTAAAAATATTAATTATACCACCTTTATGATGAACTCTTGATATATAAATATTATTATATTTGGCATATAGTAAATTCTCTTTGTATAAAGAGTTGAATGATTGGTTTGTTAATAAATTACAGCAAGTATTAATGATATGCAGAAATGTATATGGATAAGATATGGTGTTATTATCATAAACATAATTATAGTTATCAATTGTAGTAACTGGTGAATTGTTTTGAAAACTATATTGCATTAAATAGTTAGTAGAAACCCAATAATTATGATATGGTTCTATATTTTCAGTATAGTGCATTGCATATAACCATTTATAACTATATATACTGGTATCAATACAAGCTGTGATAACGGGATGATAATTTATAACTATATATACTGGTATCAATACAAGCTGTGATAACGGGATGATATATATATACATAATTTGTGAAAGTATTAATTTTATTTTTTATTTCACTATATTTGGTAAGTGCATTTAATCCAACAATGCTGAAATAATTCTGTACATTATCGGTATACATAAAATTCATAGGTAATTCTTATCAATTATCTGTGTATTATTTACTCATGTAATGTTTATATTACTTATTATAAAAGGTTCAAAATGTAGAAAATTGATAAAATAAGTATTGATATATTATATACAACAATTTACTGCATATATGCAATATATACGATGAAACACATATTTAATCTACAAAACCTACACATAGTTAAAATTCGTGCAAGTTTGGAACGCCAACGACAGTATGTAGCAACCCATAGAGAAGAATGTATAATAGCATAGAGAAGAATGTATAATAGCGACATCAACAATTCAACCGCAAAAATACAGTGCAATGTGGTTATTTAATATGTATTTACGTGAAAATTAATAAGAAGAAAATCCAGAAAATCCAGAAAAAATATACATATAAATTGTATATTTTTTTATGAAATAACCGTTACTTCAAGGGTTTAAATATCAAGTGAAATAGTATTTTTATCTGATTTATTCTTTCTTCTGTTTGTGCGTTTTGGTATATTTGAGTTTTGCATCTCATTTAACGAACTAATTGATATCATAGACGAGTCATCTGTATTATGTTGGGTAGATGATAAAGGAGTCTGTGGTCTCTGGTCCTGAATATTGATAGTTCTGGTTTTTAATCCAGACAAAATATGGTCTATATCGCCAGTCGGAGGTCCTTTCATTTCGGGTCGTTGTTTTGGTGTTTCCATATGTTTGGGTGGTTCATTTACCCCTTGGTAATTATTATTTACATTGATACCTTGTTCGCGAAACATAGTTCCTCTACTTGCATCAATATCAGGGCGGTTACTCTGTGCCTCTGTGAAATTCATACCGGGTCGTTGTGGTGGCGGTTGCTCCTGTGTTCTTACCGGAGCTGGTGGAGGGGGTCCACCTGGACGATTATTATGGTCTTGCATTAAATCCTTGGCAAACTCAAAACTCGGTGATTGTTGACTCATACTACTAACAGTGGCATTTGTAAACATTTTCATTAGTTCGGGGCTCTGTTTAATTACATCATTAAACCCAGGTGTTGCAGTGGACAATGCCTTGTTGGAAAAATTTAATACCGCCGCACTAAACCCAACACGTAGTAATAATGATAATTCAGGTGCCATCTTACCTCCCTTATATTTGTCATGCAATTCAGCAAAAATCTCCTCGTAACTATCTATATCTTCACTAACTTGTTCTCCCCATCCATCTAAATTTAAATCAAACGGGTTAAATACTGCATTACCATATTCTAAAGAATTAATAAAAGTCATCATCCACCATCCTTGAAGTTTAACACCATCTTTTTTACGTTTATCATCCATTACTGACTCATATTCATCTTCAATTTCATCATATGGAGAATCAATGTTAAGTTGGGTACCTTGTTTTAATTGACCTTTTTCATACCATTCATCCATTTTTTTCAGCATCATGCGTTTTTTTCGTCTGTTTTCACGGTCATTTAAATTTGATGAATATGATGATGATGGACCAGATGATGGAACGTCATTCATTTTTGAAAATCCGTCCCATGTATGTGTTTTACCTGCACTTTCACGGGTAGCATGTCCCAAATTGGCATTATCATTAGGTAATTCATCCGGTTGAATTGTAGTAGTATCTGCAGTATCGGTAAATCCCCCCATACCAAACAAATTAGCTGCCATACCACCAAGAGTTTTAGTACTACTATTTGTAGATGATGCGGGCTGTTGTGCAGAATTTCCAGTTAAATCATTCATTTCCTTTTCTAATGTATCTAAATCTCCTAAATCAAGTTGAATATTATCACCAGATGTAGTTCTTTTTTTATCATTCATGAGTAATTCTATACCTGAACCAAAATTAACAGAAGGAGTGGTCATATTACTATCTTTACCGAATGAAATAGGCTCTAAATTATCTAAACTAATGTCAATGGTTTCCATTATTATGATATTTATACAAGTTTTATGTTTAAATCATCCGCATATAATATTATATTTTGGTTTTTAAAATACCATAAGCCTTGTAAAAATGCATCGGCTAAATCATCTTTTTTGGGTGTATTCATAGCAGAACTCCATTTATTAAAGTCGTCATTTTTACAAATGATTTGATTTGTATATAAAATACCATCGTTCTTGTGACTTTTATAATTCGGGTTTTTCACAGTTTTATCAACACTCGTTATTGTATTTTGTATGGGAGTGGGTATAATTCCGCTAATATCTTTAAATTGTCGTAATTTATGAGATGAAGAAACGAACTCAATGTGTATATTATCACTTTTCATGATAAAATATTGTGCTAACATACCCTGTATTGTTTTCATACGATTTGCAATAGGTGAGATTTGATTTTCAATAAGTACATGTGTAATTGTATCAATATCAGGTAATTGATTAAATAGGTGTTTTATAGATTTGCCAATACATATTAAATCAACATCATTCGCATTTATTTTTTTTGATGCAACGATTGGTTCATAACATCGTTGTTGATAAAATCCCATTAATAGTTCAACTAATTTATCCTTTTTTAATGTTTTGATATCATGTTGAATCAGTAACATATGTGTATTACATATAGTAACGATGTCTTGCACCTTTTGTTTTTTTATATAACCAATACTATGTTCTTTTGTTGGAATAATCCATTGCGTGTTTTTTTTTGCATGTCTTTCACAAAAATATTGTTCATTTTTTTTGTATTTTGATTTCTTACTGCATAGTTTGGATGGCGTTTTCTTATTTTTTCCTGGTATACTACAATTACATGGATAAGTAACTGAATTGTCCGGTTTTATCATACTTAATACATTCCAATCGTGTATTATGATAGGTTTATCAACAATATCTGTGGAGGATAATACACAGTATGCCATGTTTTTGATTCCAATATCAAAACTAATTACTTTCATTTATGAAATATACAATGAATCTTTCTATATTTCATAATAACTAAATACTTATATTTCTGGTTTAGGTGCACTAAATGATTTAATAAGTTCATCTTGTGTAATTACTGGTGATATTTTACGTGCTTGTAAGTTTTCTCTGGATAAATAACTGGTTTTTAAATCACTTGTTGTATGACCAAGCCCCCCCTGGTTATCTTCCACAGATGAATAGAATGTAGGAGGTCCCATATTAGACACAAAATTGGATTGAATATTTGGTGCAGTAGCATATCGTGAATTATATCCAACATCATTTGAGCTTTCTCTAAATGTTTGTTCCATTACAGTAGCAGCATTGTTGGTTAGAAATTTGCGATAGTTCCAATTTGATTTTATATTATTCTCTTGTACTAATTTGTGATTGGCAACTGCATCATGTTGCCATGTAGCAGTGATTGAGCGCCCATCACTCATCAATGGAGGAAAACTTGCATATTTATTATTTGTATTATAACCACGTTCAGACTTTGGAACAGTTTCTTTTATTATAGGATATGCAGAACGTATTGATTCAGGTGCAAATGAACTATTTAATTTCATTATAATATACAAATAGAATTATATATTATATAATGGTTTTATTTATCTGGTGTGTGTCAAATTACTAAATATCATGTGTTTCGATTAAATTAATTAGGTCTTGTTTTTTCATTTTGCTTGGGTCGCTTATTAATCCCTTTTCAATTACATATGTTTTTAATAATGGTAAAGTCATTCGTTTAAATACAGAACTTGAATGTTTGGTTTCAGTATTAGTACTTACAACCGATGTATCATCTAAATTAAGGTCGGTATTTTCTATTTTTTCAACATGTATTTCTAAACTATCTGTGTTTAATGGAATAACCTCTTCATCTTTTATTTCATCTTCATTATCATTATCATTATCATTATCATAATTGGTTTCAATTGTATCCATATCTTGTACATTATTTATAACGACAACTCGCATATCACTATTAACACTGCCATTTTCATCATCGCTACCACTTTCATCTTCGCTGCCGCTTTCATCTTCGCTGCCGCTTTCATCTTCGCTGCCGCTTTCATCTTCGTTACCACTTTCATCATCGCTACCACTTTCATCATCGCTACCACTTTCATCTTCGCTTAGAATAACATCTATTTTATTATTATATGTAGGAACACCTTGGTCCCTCTGCATATCAAGTTGACTATTATGCATAATTTCTGGCTGTGAATTATTCATTTCAGCAACAATATTATTAATAATCTCAAACATTGTATCACATTTATGTTCAACCATTGTAATACGGCTTTTAAAATGATATACTAAGAATACAATTAATATAAAAGTAATTGCTAAACTCACAAATAAAAAGGTTTCAAACATTCCAATTAAAGTCATTACAGTAAAACTCTAAATTATAAGTTAATACTGAACGAACGTCTAAATCATTTATAAATCATTATTTATTAAAAGGTTTGAATAAAAAGCTATTCATAGTATATATTATGAATCAATCATTTGAAAAAACAACCACCCCTATAACGGCAAGTGTGACACAATCACCGATTGTACCTGTGTCATCATCCGGGTCCAACATGTTTAGTGGAAAAAATTTAGTAATTGTTATATTAACAGGATTGTTAATATTATCATTTTTAGGTATACAATTACTATCTTCAATTGATAATATAATTCAAACGGTAAGTAATGTTTTTGGTCCATTATTTGCACAGATTTTATCTGTATTTGGATATACAGCAGGTACATTAATAGATAAATCAACCGATGTAGCAACAGATGTTGCAAAGGCTGGTATAGATATAGCAGGTGATACAATACAATCTGCTGCATCTTTATTAAAGGATGCAAGTCGTAATAACGTAAATAAGGATGCTGTTCAACAATTAGATAAATCAATAAATTCATCAAATTATACAACGAATCAACCAAAAGAAGATGAGGGTAGTGGTCCAATCCAAAATCCAATAACGTCAAATAAAGCAACATGGTGTTTAGTTGGTGAGTATCAAGGAAATCGTGGATGTGTTGAAGTAGATGATGAAAATAAGTGCATGTCAGGTCAAACGTTTCCCACACAACATACATGTTTAAACCCAGCGCGTAATATCTCAACACATTCTCATGCATAAAGTATCTGTCATAAAAATAATATAAATATTTAAATATTATATTATTATTCAAATGTTTTTACACGTTGTGTTGTTAGAGAATGATAAATTATTATTACATGTATCTATCCATAATAAGGATAATGTGAATAATGTTTTACTTGAATGTGAGTTAATATATAAATATGCATTACTCTATAAACCATTGCGTATAGTGGAAACTATTGTAATTTGTCAAAATGACGAAATAAATTTTTTCGTTAAAAAATATATGAAGTATTATGGGATAGATAATGTACGTGGAGGTAGTTATACAAATAACAAATTAATAAGTGATGCAAAAAATAATATTATTTATGAACAACTCCAGAATATGGAAACAAAAAAACTACAATCTAATATAATAAATGATATTGTAGAAAAATATAAGGATATTGATACATGGTCCGTTGATAAATTAAAGTTAGACTATGAAACATGTAAAAAACAACAAAATAAATATGAGAATGAAACACAACTGTTACATAATTTTAGAGTAGTTAATGAAAATATTGCAACAAATCGTTTAATATTGTCAGATTTAAAATGGTTATCAAATGAATGCGCCAAAGCAATTAAACTGTCACCTCCAGAGAAAGATAATCATGTATGTTATATTGATACAGAAACAAAACAAAAATATAGACGTATAGTTGTAAAATTAAAATCAATATATACAATTTTTACGAAGTATATGGATGATCCAATTAAATATCAGCCGTTAATTCATTTATACAGTCCAGAAACCATTTTGGACCAATATTTTTATAATCCAGCTGCAACTCAATGTATATTACAATATGATACATTGAATAAATATTTAGATATGTGTGAATATATGACATATTGGATAATATGTCGTACACAAGAATATATATTTGATGTAAATTCATATCCACCAAATTTTGAACTTATTAATAAATTTGAAATATCATTTTTGGAAAAGGAGATTAATGAGTGTCTTTCCAAATCTTGCGACATCTGGCATCAGTCATAGCTTTACCATACTTAATATCAAAATGATTAGAACACCATTTTAAATGTTCAATCCAAGTACGTTTTACCTTAGTAGAATCTACTTCAGTTGGTTTTTCAAAGATTTTTCTCAATTCACTTATTTTATTTACTTTTGGTGCAGATTTAGTTACGGTTGATGCAGATTTCTTCATTTTTGGCTGCTTCTTAGCAGTTTTACCAGATTTGCCAGTTTTATGGCATTTTCCAACAGAGGGAGGACATCTACGAGTACCAGACGGACAGCGGGGCATTATATACTAGTTGTATAGAAAAAAAACAAAAAATTGAATAAATGTTGAATAAAAATATGTATGTAATCTACATTATTAAATAATAGACAATGCCTAAATTAACGCGAGATGATTTCTTTCGTAATGCAATAGAAACATTCTTATCCGATATAACAGTAATTTCTAATCCAAATGAAGAAACAAAATATAGTATTTTTAAATATGAATTGAAGGGGATAACATCAAACAAAAATAAGTGTGTACAAGAATATGAATTGAATATTCCAAGTTCTATAATTAGTGCATATTTTGATAGAACAGCTCGCACGGGAGAGGGTGAGGAAGAATGGCTGGATAGTGTACCAATATATTGTACACAAGATACCCCATTATTACATGATTTTATTAATTCTTTTCATGAATATTTTGATTCATATCAGTTATATATTGATAGAACGCCCGTATCTTATATGTCAATAGTAGGTTTACCAAGAACAAGAGATATACCATTATGTGACAAAACTCTATGTATAAAAGTATTGTATCATAAATCACATACACCTTTCCCTCGTCCACTAACACCATTGGAAGAAAAAGACCGTGAAATTAAGTTTTTAGAAACGAAATTAAGAAGAAAAAACAATCACACCACACATTTGCGAACAATAATAGACACCAAATATGACCGAGCAGAACATAATTATAAACGAATGCAACAAAAGTTTCGTGCAATATACACGGAATCTGGCAAATTGGAAAACTGTCCTGTATGTTATGAAGAAATTTCGCCCGATAAATTAATTATACCAAATTGTTTTCATTACATATGTGAAGTATGTGTAATGAAATGTGATAAATGCCCATTATGTAGAGATAAATATGATGATTATATTGAATATGAAACAAATGATTAATATACCAGGTTGAATTAAATACCAGAGAACAATATTTTTTTATCTGGTAAATTAGTTAAATCTGTAGTTATAGTACAGTTTTGTTCAGTTTGATTAATATACCAGGTTGAATTAAATACCAGAGAACAATATTTTTTTATCTGGTAAATTAGTTAAATCTGTAGTTATAGTACAGTTTTGTTCAGTTTGATTAATATACGAGTCATCCAGATTTATATATAATTCAAATTGTATGTTATTTGCAATATCATTGTTAGCAGTGTCATTTACAATAGTATAATCCACAATATAATTAAATTTAAAATCATATACAAATCCAGGTGATGTATTCAATGAAATTTTACTAATTTGCACGAATCCAACATATGCTTCGCAAAAATAATTATAAGTGGACGAACCAGATGATGGAATTAAATTTAATTCAATAGAATTATTTTGTAAAAATGTAGTTTCACTACTATCATTAGCGACTGGATTACCGTTATATGTAGTTAAAAAACTATTATCGGAAGTGAAATTCGTGGGGGTTATTGTAGCAGTAATAGTAGGAGTATTAGATGTTGAAGGTATGTCAATACCTCGTAAACGAAATAAAACAGGGGTTTGCAATGTAAATATTGTATATGGTTGTTTTATAAGTGGGCGAATAATTAAATTACAAAATGTAGTATGGTCTTGTTCAGATAATATTAATTGGTTCGTAACTACATTTAACTTCCACGTATCGTCATCTGTCTGTACTTGTTCTCCATAAATATCCGTGTTTTGTGCATAATTATATAATGGAATATTGTCGTCTTCAACTAAATATACAGGTGGTCCGGGTATACCTGAAGCTGTGGATAATACTGGTATATATTTATCATTTGGACAAACTATTCGTGATAAATTAGAAGTGCGTGTAAGCATTTGACTTAATTTTTGTGCCTTGGTTAACTGAGGACCTTGTGTTGAATTTTTTTTGTATTTTAATATTTCAACTTTACGCCGCATATTTAATTGTTCTTGTGTAGAATCTGGATATGGATTTGGTGGATTATATCGTATTGGTGGTTTATTAAATAATTGATATTTTCGTCGTTGAGCACATAGTGCATCAATCATATCTTGACCTTGACTTGCCATTTAACATATATAAAGAAATTTTTATATTTTTGCAGTAAACCACGATTGGGATAAGTAAAAATAATTATCTTGTAATTTTTGTGATTCTTTTGCAGCATTCGGGTTTGGACCAGCTGTAACAACCTTATTTATTTCAAAAATATTCAATGCATAATCGTAATATCTTAAATTAGATATTTTACCATTAAATCCATTGTTTTGACCAATATGTACATCATAGTAATTTTGCAAAGGAACCTGTTGGAGATTTAACCGCCCAGCAACCGTTCCATTAACATAAACATCTAATGTTGTATTTTTCATACGAACAATAATATTAACCCAATGTTTTAATGGAATATCGTCAATCTCAATAAAATCAGTATTATTACTGGTTGTTGACATAATTAGTTTCAATGTAGCAGTGTTTGTAGAATTACCTGTTGATAAATTTTTAATATATAATCCAGGAGCATTGTTAATTTTTGCAATACCATTAGAGTCAAACTCATTAACGCCTTTGTGGAAAATGTGTTGATGTTTTTCACCAACATTTAATTCGTCAATTTGTATCCAGGTAGACCATGAGAACTCAATGCCACTGGATTCGTTGTTTGAACGTTTAATTAAAATGGAGTCTGCCTCTTTTGGGTCTTGTTTAATGGTTTCTTGTTGGTTTCCACTAAATGTGCCATCAATAAGATATGGACTGCTTCCAGCTGGATTTGTAAAATATTGAATAGCCAAAATCCCTAAATTCAGTAAGATAATAAAAACAATGACAATCAATATAAGAAATACGAATTTGGCAATAATTGTATTTGATGATAGAAATCCACTGGATGCTTCCATACCAGTTTCAGCCGATTGTGAGAACCCATCAAGACTGGTTTTAACAGATTCAGTTAAATTATTTACGGATTCACTAATATTGTTTCCAAAATTTTGAACACTTTGTGGCATTTCTATATTAGAGGCAGTAGCAGTAGTAGGTAAATTCGGTTGTGTATTCATAATCGTTTAATATATTATATAACTATAAAACGATTTGATAATAATTTATAATAATGAATATTTAGATTGTTCTACATTATCTTTGAGTATTGATAAATCAATACCATATGAAGAAATATAATTATTCATACCACTTTGTCCATTTCCTTCACTATATGTTGACCAAACGGTTTGTGGGTCAAGTGGTAATGCCCAATGGTTGAATTTTGCAATATAGGCATCATAATTAGTTCCTCCTCCAACAATCATGTTGTTATCTTCTGGAGTTTTTGGTGTACTTTCTGGAGAAGCAGTAATATTATTCGCTGTGTCAGCTACTACCGCTTCATTATATAATCTTCCAGATTTTACTAATTTACCGTCTAAATATGCATCTAAATATTGGTTATCTACACTGGTGACAATATGTACCCACTTTTGTAGAGGGAAATTATCAGTGATTTCAAGAGTAGTAGTTGGTGCTGTTTGACCATCGGCTACTGTTTGACCATCATTCATGGTAATATCACATTTTAAAACAGGTGCTGATTGGGAAAAATATAATTTGATGTTATTTGGTTTTTCAAAAATGGTTTTATCTATACTGGAATCCCACGAATTTACATAAATCCAAATACCATACGAATAACGTGTACTGGTTGGTTTATTTTCTATGGAGATTGCAGGATTTGAATCCAATAAACTGGCTGTACTGGATAATTCAGTTGATTTTATCATAAAGAAACGATACAATATGTAAAATAATAATATTACAACTATTGCTAAAATTATGGCAATTCCATTCATTTTATTATATAGTAAATGGTTACATATTAAATGTTGGTGGTGTTTTTTTCATAAAAATATTATATATATTTGTAATTTTATGTTTACTTAACGTTTTTGTATAATAGCGAATGTTACTTATTGCTCCATGCAACCCGTCATTTTTTCCAGTGGTAACTACATCGTTTTCGGCAAAAGTTGGCATTTTTCCATTTGCAAATGCAAATGTACGTTCTAAATGACCATTCACAAATAAGTCAGCATGGGTTGAACTGAAATTAAAAACTAAATGATTCCATCGCTGTAATGGTAGTTTCATTTCGTAATATTCCTTAAAGTCATTGCTTTCATCGGTGTCCTCATTTAATGTAGTATTGTTTGTAAAGTAAATGCGATATTTATCACGGGTATCTTGGTCATCGCCATTATAATAAGTTATTTTTGGTCTCCCTTTACCATAATCAAAAATTAAGGACTCAGTATTATATGCTAATTTGTTATTTCCATGTGCATTCACATATGTCCACATAGAAATTGCATAGTTTTGAAAGGTAGTTTTGTTTCTATTTCCATTGATTTGAAAATCCATATCAGGCATCACCTGTTCATCCAGTGAAAATGTGTTTTTGGTATTTAAAAAGAATGTATCTTGAATTTCAGTCGTCCCATTGGCTAATGTACTTGTATTATAAAGTAATGTACCGTCTTTGTTGGTAATATGATTAACAATTTCTGGAATGTATAAATAAGACAATAATAACAGTATTTCAATAAAGAATAGAATTAATACAGGGCTGGTTGTTAATTTAAATTCACTAATTAAATAATATACAAATGTGTTCAATAAACACGGAATATAAAATAGAAAATTCACTAAAAACCCAGTCCAGCCATTTAATGACTTTAACCAATTACTAAGCATAAGAAAAATAATAGAAAGAGTAACTATTGCAATTAATAGAAGGACAATAGAAGACAAGTATGAAAATGTCGCGAATGTTTTTACATCAATTGTAGTAAACCAATATATCAAAAATATAAATGCTATAAATATAAAAAATGTAAACAATTGGTGATATATTAAGTTAGGTGAAGCAGTCGTAGAATTGTAACTATAATATCCTGCACCAAATAGGAGTGATATAAACACAACCACCATATTTATTATAAGATTTTCTCGGTCAGGCTCTTCACTATTTATTTTATTAATACCATCATATGTGGTAATCGCGATAATAATAAAACTAAGTAATAAAATTGTATATTTATGGGAAAGAATTTTAGAAGGATCCATATTGTTGCAAATAACACTTATAAAATTGTATATTTATGGGAAAGAATTTTAGAAGGATCCATATTGTTGCAAATAACACTTATATATATTAAATGTCTTATATTATTTTGTATATTTGTTCCTTTAGAATAACAAATATATATATTACAAGTTCTCCATCGTTGTTTTTTTTCCATGGCATTCACGACATAATGCAACTAAATTATCTACATGGTTACTCCCGCCATATTCTAATCGTACTTTATGGTCAACCTCAAACCACGCGGTTAATTGTGTTTGACAATCTCCGCATTTCCAGTCCTGTCTTGATGCAACAAATTTCTTTTTGGTTTCACTAACCGATCGTTTTGTAGATTTTTTACCCGAGTTCATTATACGGTTCTCTGCATACATGTTAGATGACTCTGGCATAGAAACAATAGGATTATTGTATTGCTCTCCACCACTCATATTATAACCGTTTTGTACTGGAGACATATTTTGTTTGCTTGTAAAATCTAAAATCGGGGAAATCATATTAGATGTATTGCGGTCAATTGGTAAATATTTCAAATACTCGTTAGATGCGCCAATCATTTGTTGAGCACGTAATGGATTCTTTTTAAATAAAATATATAGCATTAATGCACCAAACGCAACTCCCGCCATTTGATAGTATTTTTTTCCAAAGGTCAACATCTTGGTATATTTACCATCTGTATAGATATTTGCAATAATAAATCCTGCAATAAGTAGAATATATAGTTCCAATCTCATATTTATATTATCAAGAGAATATGTTTTCATGTATTAGATTATTCGTAATACATATAAATTAAAACAGCTAGAATAAGAATAAAAATAGCATATAAATAATGTTTCCTTAAATTAATTTGTTCAGCTAAATATACTGGTTTTGGTTTATATTTATTTCGGTATTGGTCAAGTGCCTCTGGCATAGATAATTCTTTTTTGTTTAATGATACATTCATTTTATTATGAATAAAATGCACCCATCTTACGAATGATTTTTTAGAACATAAATATGGACTAACTGGATACTTGTCTAATATACTACTAAATTTATCACCAATATCACTTATTGGTATAAATAACGGCATATTTTGAATTAAATCATAATATTTTCGTTTTATAACTTCATTTGGATGTTCCGGATATGATTCTGCTACGGTATGCAAAAAAAACCAATAATGAGGCCCCCATACAGATGGATCAAAAAACATTGGTGAGATAATATATAAAGATACCTTATTATATTTACTTAGTATTATCGTATTATAAATAAAATGAGTGAAAATTATTGTAATAATTGTGGAAAGTATGGTCATGTTTATCATTTATGTAAATTACCCATTATGAGCATAGGTATAGTTGCATTTCGTATAGTAAATAAAGAAATACAATATCTCTCTATTTGTCGTAAAGATACATTTGGGTTTATTGATTTTATGCGTGGAAAATATTCAATAAATAATAAAGATTATATCATGAATATGATGAAACAAATGACAATTCGTGAAAAACAGTATTTAATGACTATGTCGTTTGTTGATTTATGGAAACATATTTGGGGACATACCGGATGTAATAATCAGTATAAACATGAAGAAAATTGTTCGCGAGATAAATTTGAGTTATTAAAAAAGGGTATATCATTCAATAATCAGGTTTATTCACTTGCATCGTTAGTTGAAGAAAGTAATTTATATACACAATGGACAGACCCTGAGTGGGGGTTTCCAAAAGGCCGACGTAATTTTCAAGAAAGAGATTACGATTGTGCTGTTCGTGAATTTTGTGAAGAAACTGGTATTAAACGAAACTGTTTAACCAGTATACATAATATTTATCCATACGAAGAAATATATACAGGTTCTAATTATAAGTCATATAAACATAAATATTATTTGGCATATATTCCATATGAGCATAGTGAAAATATACAAAATTTTGAAATTACAGAGGTTAGTAAAATGGAGTGGAAAACATATGATGATTGTATTTCAGCAATGCGACCTTACAATTTAGAAAAACAACGATTACTCACTAATATTAATAATACATTGGTTAATCATAAGAAAACGCTTATATAATTTATATCTAATTATGATAAATTGAATGAGTCAATACATCATCAAATAACGAATGGTGTAAAAACGAGATAAATGAAATATATATGTAAAATATATACATATATATTTTTCATGTCAAGTCGTAAAATTAAACCAGATGTTAATACTTCTACGCCGAATAAAAAAACACGACGCAAAATAAATATTAAACCAGATGAACCGCGTATTATGGATACTATAGTAGATAAAATATCGGTATTGAATCCATTTAATGCATCTACAAATGAACCACAACCACAACCACAACCACAACCTGATATACCAGTTACTAATAAGGAATTTACATGTGAGGATAAAAAACGTTGCCCCAGTGGATATAGATGTGATAAGCATAACAAATGTTATAGATTAACTGATATTGATTTAGTAGCTAATGGTCAGCGCACGATATTAACAATTGATGGAAATCGTAATAAAACGTATGATATTGATTTATTGAAAAAAAATATAGACCGTATTATCTTTTTAAAGCGTGGTAGGATTAATGACAAACCAATTACTGGTGCTGTACTTAAATCCATTATTACCGATTTAAAATCCAAACATACAACAGCTGTTGGTAATTCTACGTATTATGGTACATTAAACGATGAGCTTATTATTCAAATCATTTGTTTAGAAAATATTAAAACCGTGCCGAATCAATCAGCTGAGGTTGTTGAAAAAATACCTGCTCCACCAAGCACGTCGCCTGATACGAATACCCCAGAACTACCTACACAAAATGATTTACAAGAGATTGAAACAGAAATTGGGAATAAGCCAATCGACGTTCTTGAAAATTTGGATGATTCTCATTATGATTTACCAGATTATTCAAGTCAAATAGATATCCCTGCAAATCAACAAAAAATACAAGATAAAATTGGTGTTGCCCCTACAAATATTGTTTCAAAAGAATATAATGATTTTCTACATAAAAAAGAATTGGCACAGCGAGAAAGTATTGCACTTGATGATAATTATGATTTTTTATATCCAGAGATTGATGACCCTAACTTTAATATTAAAATTGCAAAGAAAAAAGAATTTAACGATACTCAATATGATGGTAAAATATATGATATACAAAAACAAGCCGAAAAAATGTGCAATGTGGAATTTGAGTTAATGCCTCATCAGTTATTTGTTAAAAATTTCCTTTCGTTTCAAACACCATATAACAGTTTGCTTTTATATCATGGATTGGGTACAGGAAAAACATGTAGTGCAATTGGTATTGCGGAAGAAATGCGTGATTATATGAAACAGACCGGCATTACACAACGTATTATGGTAATTGCATCACCAAATGTTCAAAACAATTTTCGTTTACAATTGTTTGATGAACGAAAACTGAAATTAGAAGGTGGCATTTGGAACTTAAATACATGTATCGGCAATACCCTATTACAAGAAATAAATCCATCACAAATACAAAATATTCCTAAGTCTAAGGTTATTTCACAAATAAATACACTTATCTCTCAATATTATATTTTCATGGGTTATGGAGAACTCGCTAATTATATTAAACGTAAAACACATGTTGATGCCAATACTAATTTATCAAGTAAACAACAAAAACAACAAGAAATTAGTCTAATTCGTTCACTTTTTAATAACCGTTTAGTTATTATTGATGAAGTACATAATATTCGGGTTATGCAAGATAATAAAGAAGCTAAAAAAACCGCGTCGTTATTAATGCGTTGTTGTAAATACGCTGACAATATTCGTTTATTATTATTATCCGCTACTCCTATCTTTAATAATCAACGTGAAATTATATGGTTAACCAACTTATTAAACGTTGTTGATAAGCGAAGTTTAATTGAAGAAACCGATGTGTTTACCAAAGAAGGTACTATGGTAGAACCACAAACATTAGAAGATGGAACTGTCGTTGAAGGAGGAGAGGAATTATTGCGACGTAAATTAACTGGATATATTTCCTATGTTAGAGGGGAAAATCCATATACATTTCCGTATCGGATTTATCCAACTGATTTTTCTATTGGGCGAATGATTCAATATGATAATTATCCATCAACTCAAATGAATACCAAGCAGATTGACGATAAACCGAGTAAAAATCCCTTATATATTGATTTACTTGGTGAATATCAGCAAAACGCGTACCAATTTATTCTTAAACATTTATTACAAACCTCAGTATCTATTACAGATGCTTATGGAAATGTTAAAGAAATGCCTTCATTTGAGAACATGGAATCATTTGGATATACTTATTTAAGAGAGCCGTTACAAGCCTTAAATATTATTTTTCCTAATCCTGAGTTTGTAGCACCCCCTACTTCTTTGCAAAATGAGGATGAGAAGGAAGAAAACGAGGAAGAAAACGAGGAAGAAAACGAGGAAGAAAACGAGGAAGAAAACGAGGAAGAAAACGAGGAAGAAAACGAGGAAGAAAACGAGGAAGAAACCGAAGAAGCAGTGAATACAACCGATGTAGAAACCACACAGGCGAACAAGAGAATTATAAATAATATGATTGGTAAAACTGGATTGTCTAATGTTGTTTCACATGAGGCAACGAGAACCCCATTTGAACTTCGACATAATTTTAAATATAAACCCGAATCTGTGAAGAAATTTGGTAATATATTCCATCCAGATAACATTGGAAAATATAGTGGTAAGATATCAAGTATATGTAAATCAATAGAGAACTCAACCGGAATTATAATGATATATTCTCAGTTTATAGATGGAGGGGTTGTTCCAATTGCACTCGCATTAGAAGAGATGGGGTTTACCCGATATGGATTTGCGAGTCATACAAAGTCTCTATTTGCTGACCCCCCAACAAAACAAGTTGATGCAACCACATTGAAACCGCTGGATGAAATGGAAGAAAGTGATAAACCGAATTATCGTCCAGCCAAATATGTAATGATTACAGGAGATAAATCATTTTCACCTAATAATCTCGCTGATTTGAAATATATAACCAGTCCCGAGAATAAAAATGGAGAACTTGTCAGAGTAGTATTAATTACCAAAGCAGCAGCTGAGGGATTAGATTTTAAAAACATTCGTCAACTACATATGTTAGAGCCTTGGTATAATATGAACCGTATAGAACAAATTATTGGTCGTGGTGTACGTAATTTAAGTCATTGTATGTTACCATTTGAAGAACGAAATGTAGAAATATATTTACATGCAACAAATGCAGTAGATGATACAGAAACCGCGGATTTATATGTATATCGTTATGCAGAGAAAAAGGCTATACAGATTGGTAAAATTACCAGAATTTTGAAAGAAACAGCAATTGATTGTATATTGAATATAGGTCAAACCGAGTTAACTGTGGAAAAGTTAAACGCACTTGTTGAAAACCAAACAATCAAATTGAAATTATCAAGTAATCAGGAGATAGATTATAAAATTGGTGACAAATCTGGTAGCAGTATTTGTGATTATATGAATTGTGACTTTGTATGTTCTCCAAATATAGAAATAAAAAAGGAAGATATTAACAAAACAACTTATGATGAACACTATGTAAAGATGAACTATCTGGGAATTTCAAAACGAATTCGTGATTTATTTAAGGAACAGCCATTTTATAAACGCGAACAACTTATTTCATCTATTCAAATTACGAATCCATACCCAACTGAACAAATAGATTATGTATTATCTATGTTTGTTGAGAATCAATACAATTATATCATAGATAAATACGGTAGAAAAGGTAATTTAATAAACGCGGGTGAGTATTACGGATATCAACCGTTTGAAATCAGTGATAACCATTCATCAATTTTGGATAGAAGTGTCCCTGTTGATTTTAAACCAACTGAAATGTACATGGAACTCCCTGTGGAAAAAGTAAACGACGGCATAAAGACTCCCATTAAAGTTATAGAAAAACAAACATCACCTATATTGGCTGTACGAAACATACAAAACTCTTTTGAATTATTACTAAAAAAGTTGGATTATGCATTAACTGTTGTACAAGATGAAAAGACTAATTTTAGTAACAAAATTCTTATGGATGCCGCAGAAGGTGATTGGTATAAACATTTAGGTTATATTTACAATGAGTTACATGATAATATCGATATATCAACCGAATTAATAGATAAATATACAATTTATCATTGGTTAGATACACAAGATATTGAAGATAAATTAACCATGTTGTTTCATGTATATGAAATAGAAAATTCTAATTTGGCAGATGTATTACACAAAGATATCGTACACACAGATATTGCCAAATATGTAAAAACATATTTTGATGAAAAAATAATGAAAAAAGATGATATTAATGGGTTTAAACGTGGTATTGCACTTGCCTCTACAAAACATATTGATTTGTATGTACAGGTCCAAGAAACCCGTATTTGGAAAAAAGCAAGTTTAACTGTTTCGCGTAGTTTTACTGACCTATTACGAAGTAAATATTATACACCTAAAGAACAAATGCAAGATTTTATTGGCTTTATGCATTTATTTAAGAAGAATAATATTGAGTTTAAATTAAAAGATATTACAGTGAAATCATCCAATAATAAGGGTTTTAAATGCAATGTTATGGGAAAAAATGAAATTATCAAGTTTTTAAATAACAAGGTTTTAGCTAAAAATCCATTCCCTATACGCGAAGATAAAGGTGGTCATATTACGTATGATGTAAACACAAATGCTAAAAATATTATGAGAAAAGGTATATGTGTAATGATGGAAATGATTATGCGATATTTTAATGAGTCTCCTCATAAAGATAATAAACGGTGGTTCTTTGATGTTGAACAAACATTAGCCAATGATTTACCCAAAGTATAAAATTTATAAAAAATTGATTATATATTTCTATAAATAACATAGAAATATATTTTGTGACATTATAGTAATATGAATAAACCATCAACTAACGAAAAAATCTATGGTGTATACAATCCATCTGTATTAACACAGAAAGTATATCTTATGATTACAGAAGTTGGTAAAAATGTTAAAAAAAACCTTGAAACAGAAATTTTATATCAAACTACGGGTAAATGTATTGCAGAGGGTATTTTAAAACCGAATTCTGTTCGTATTATAAATTATTCAAGCGGTTCTATCCGTGGTGACAAAGTAGAATTTCAGGTCGTATTTGAATGCATGGTATGTCATCCAGTTGAGGGTATGTTGATGAATTGTGTAGCAAAAACAATTACAAAGGCGGGTATTCACGCAGAGGTGATTGAACAAGATGGGTCGGTACCAGTAACTGTGTTTATTGCACGTGACCATCATTTTACAAATACAAAGTTTGCGAATGTTACTGAAAATGAAAAAATATTAGTAAATGTTATTGGTACACGGTTTGAATTAAATGACACCTATATTTGTGCTATTGCGAAATTAACTGAACCAAGGTCTAAAGATGGATTTGATAAGGGAAAAACAAATGAAAAGACAAATGGAAACAAACCTCCATTATCTATTCATGCAGATTAAACTATTTTAAAAAATTATTTGTATTATATAAATAATTTTTTCATGACATAATATTGTTATAATTACCATTGTCTAATTGGACCAGAAACCGTTAATGCTCTGGCTACATTTAAATTGTTTTCTATGTTGGCCATACCATTCACATGTAATGGATACGGGTCTCTATATGTGGATGCTGTTACTGCACCATCACCAGTACTTTCTAATTTCATACCAGTGGTTACATTATAAGAATCACCTACCATGAATGGGTGATTACTGTCGGTTTTAATGAATGTATATGTATTTCCTTTGTATAACGTTAATTGAAGACCACTACCAATAGCTGCTGTATCATTTAATGCTGTACCATTTGGTGTCGCACTAAAGATATAAAAGGGGTCTGTTGTTCCAGTAGTTCTAACATAATATGTTTTATCTGTTTCACTGGGTGAACTTGCAAGAATAAAATCTCCTATCATAGATGAGTGAACTGTACAAAAATACTTTAATGTGGTCATTGAATTAGGAATTGTAAATTTGAGGGATTGGTCAAGGAGTTGGATACCTGCAACGTTAACTGAAACATTTATGGGGGTGATAGTAATATGTTCAACCACCTCTAAATTATTATTCATAGAAACATCGCCAGTAAAGTGATTGCTACCTATAATAGCACTTTTGGGAATGGAATCATTTGCGATATTGGCGGAATTCCATGATAAATCTCCACCAACGTATAAAGCACCCGCAATACCAACACCTCCACCAATAGTGAGGGCACCTGTTATAGTGCTGCTGGAAACAGTGGTTGCACTGAATGCTGCACTTTCGGCGCCAATGGAAGTAATACCAGATAAAGCACCACCCGTTTATAGTGCTGCTGGAAACAGTGGTTGCACTGAATGCTGCACTTTCGGCGCCAATGGAAGTAATACCAGATAAAGCACCACCCGTCAAAGTAGCCGTTCCATCAGTAATAGTGGTTGCTGTTACGCTGCTACATCCAGATAAATCACCGACAGTCAAAGTGGCCGTTCCATCAGTAATACTGGTTGCTGATACGCTGCTACCACCAGATAAAGCACCGCCAGTCAAAGTGGCCGTTCCATCCGTAATACTGGTTGCGGTTACGCTGCTACATCCAGATAAATCACCGCCAGTCAAAGTGGCCGTTCCATCAGTAATAGTGGTTGCTGTTACGCGGCTACATCCAGATAAATCACCGCCAGTCAACGTGGCCGTTCCATCAGTAATAGTGGTTGCTGTTACGCGGCTACATCCAGATAAATCACCGCCAGTCAAAGTGGCCGTTCCATCTGTAATAGTGGTTGAGGTTACGCTGCTACATCCAGATAAATCACCGCCAGTCAAAGTGGCCGTTCCATCCGTAATACTGTTTGCGGTTACGCTGCTACATCCAGATAAATCACCTCCAGTCAAAGTGGCCGTTCCATCAGTAATAGTATTACCATATAATTGAGCATTGAACGAAGCATATTGTGCATACAAATTACCACAAATATCAACTTGTCCAGGGGCAATAACTGTTTCGGTTGCAGTACCTAACATAATTTGGTTGGATGCCGTCACTTTTGCATTATATCCAATAGCAGTTGAATTACTTAAATCATCTAAACCTGCTGCTGCATCTGCATGTTGGCCGATATACGTATTATATTTACCAGTAGTATTTACCTGACCTGAGCTATAGCCGATAGACGTATTACTTTCACCACTGGTATTATACTGTCCTGCCTGATAGCCCATTACTGTATTATGTTGACCGGTTGTGTTATTGAATAATGCGCCGAATCCATTTGCTGTATTAGAACTGCCCTCTCTGTTATTCCATAATGCATTGTTTCCAGTGGCTGTATTACTTAAGCCAGTTGTGTTATTGTGTAATGAGGTTGCCCCAATTGCTGTATTAGAATTGCCACTTGTGTTCTTGTATAATGTACGATCTCCAAATGCTGTATTAAAACTGCCTGTTGTGGTTTTGTATAACGCACCGTATCCATTGGCAACATTATAAATTCCACCGGTTAGCGAATTGAATACGTCTGCACCGACTCCAACGTTATTAGTAGTATTATAAAGGACTCCGGTAGTTGTGCTACCAATTAACAAACTATTCGCGAAATTTGCTCCTCCCACGATTACATCAGATAGTCCACTAAGGTCGGTCGCTCCACTCACATATTCAACACCATTGTTTAAAAGACTACCTGTGAAATCAAGGTCACCTGTTACTTTTAATGCTGTACCAGCATCAGTAGGAAGGGTTGTAGACCCAATGGCAGCTTTTGTAGCTATTGTAACACCAGCTTGAAAACCCACATCACCAGTAAAGTTTGGAGTGACGTCACCAAGTCCAGCTATAGCAGCGGAAGGAATACTATTATCCGGGTATTGTGCATACAAATTACCACAAATATCAATGGTAGTTCCATTAAATGAAATATCTCCGCCGACAGATAATTTTGAATCAAACGTAACATCGCCATTTACATCCATTGTACCATCTAATACAGATAAGTTGCCGTTACGGTTAATCATGTTACCACCACTTACATCTAAAAACCCTTGAACATAGGTTTGTTCTAAATTATTAGCATCAGTAGTTGCGAGCCAAGCCATCGTATATACATCAGCGAGATTATAATTTACGGTATATCCAATATCCTCTAAAAATCCTAATGTAATTCTACTGAGCGGTGTAGAAATTGGACTACTGTCCAACCACCCAGTCATTAATTCGGTATCTAATCCTGGATGAAATATACCATTTATATATCGGTTATCGGTGGAAAGACCTCCCTCTGGACCTTCCTCTGGATGAACTCCAGCAGTACCCGCGCCCCCATCGTCTTCAATGGGTATACCAAGAAACGCATCATTACTGAATCCAGCAAAAACCGATTTATATTCACGAAACGCATTGGTTCCCGTATAATAATGTTTGGTTGTTCCATTCTCAATGTACCCCGTTTTTGGACATCCTGTTAAATACCAAAAACTACCGATTCCTAAAATATGTCCAATTTCGTGTAATAATACATGATAATAGCTTGAAAATCCATCATTGCGAATTGAGTTTTTTAATCCGTATAAATAAGTATTATTCATAGTAATATTTGCAGTATTTGGAATTACATTTCCATATATAAAATTATTATCAACATAAACAACATCCGTTATACTTGCCCCACCTAATACATTCGTTCCTAATGTATCAATTACATAACTAATAGTAATCGTTTGAGATAATGGAAATCTACTATCAATAGTAACGAGACTTTCCCAACGATTAAATGCATTTTGAATGATATCATAATCAACTGGTTCAATCACATAGCTTGTATTATTAGTAATTGTATACGTGAACATTCCATTCGTAGACGTGTATGACATTATGATTAAGTATTAATCAAATCTATATAAAACGAATATATATAATTTATATAAATGATGGATAATACCGAATTATTAGAGAACCTAAAGACGTCCATTGAACAAATGAACAAACACCACCAAATAGAGGTATTGCGTATATTATCAAAGCAATTATGCAAATTAAATGAAAACAAAAGTGGAGTATATGTGAATTTAACTTATATAAATAATGAGGTAATTGAAGAACTCCAAAAATACATAGAATATACAAAAGAACAAGAGGAAACTCTAAAAACAACTGAATACCAGAAAGAAGAATTCAAGACCGCATTGTTTAATGAAAAAGAGGATAAAGATAATATTATATTATCTTATAGCGAAGTAACCAGGTAATGGCAAGTACTATATACAATAAATTATTTCAAGTAAACAATAATGTATGCATGGGGCAAACAACAGATGAATTGTTACGTCAATTAACGCCATTTATGTTAACTATAAATAACAAGGAATGTATACCCCATGAAAATACAACCGCCGATTTCTCTGGTATTAGTATAACAACAAATGAAAACGTAGAAGAACCA